CAGGAGTTCGTGACGCAGAAGGTGCCCATCACGGTCGGCATGGACTTCGGGCTCACGCCCGCCGCCGTCATCGTGCAGCGCGACCCGGGCGACGGGCAGCTCCAGGTGGTTGACGAGTTCGTCACCGAGGACATGGGTGCCGTGCGCTTCGCAGGGATGCTCGCCACCAAGCTGAAGAGCGAGTTTGTGGGGCAGCACGTCTCGGGGCACGGCGACCCGGCAGGCGAGCAGCGTGCGCAGACCGACGAGCGCACTCCCTTCGACATCGTGCAGGCGCAGGGGCTCCCCATCTCTCCCGCACCGACGAACGACTTCACCCTGCGCCGCGAGTCGGTGGCGGGCCTGCTCGGGCGGATGACCATGACCGGACGCCCGGCGCTCGTCATCCACCCGAGGTGCAAGACGCTGCGCAAGGCGATGCAGGGAGGCTACTACTACCGCCGCGTGCAGGTGACGGGTGTGGACCGATTCATGGACACGCCCGAGAAGAACAGGTTCTCCCACGTAGCCGAGGCGCTCCAGTATGCTTGCGTGGGGCTCGGGGAGGACCGCAGGGTCGTCGGGTCGCCAGATGGCGAACGCAGGAGAGTTCGGGTACAGTTCAAGACCATCAGGGCTTATAACGGGGAGTGACAATGGCCGACACACAGTTCTACCGGCGACGGCTGCAATCTCTGAAGAGCGACCGCACCGTCATCGAGGGCATCTGGGACCAGATCGACCGCTTCATTCTCCCGCTCGGCGGAGCACAGCGCGTGATGGACGGCGCGCAGGAGGGCAGCATCCGCTGGCAGCGCCAGGAGGTCTGGGACATCACCGCCATCGACGGGGCGCAGAAGCTCGCTGCCTCCATCCACGGCTCGGTGACGTCACCCGCGATTCGTTGGTTCCGCCTCACCTTCCGCGACAAGTCGCTGGCGGACGACCAGGAAGCCTCGACGTGGCTCGACAAGGTGGGCGACATCGCGTTCGACGCCTTGCAGGATTCCGACTTCAACACCGAGGTCGCCTCCGCCTACCTCGACCTCGTCGCCGCCTGCACGATGATCAACGTCGTCGAGGCGAAGGGCGACGGCACGAAGTGGGAGGGGCTCGACTTCACCGCCGTGCCCGTGCGTGAGGGCTACTTCGAGGAGGATTCGGACGGGGACGTCTTCCGCTTCTACCGCAGCCTCGAATGGACCCCGGTTCAGATCGTGGACAAGTTCGAGCACTCGAAGGGCGGAGTGCCCGAGCACGTCCGCCAGAAAGCGTTGCTCCCCGAGGGCGGGGTGACGAAGCTGAAGGTATGCTTCTGCGTCTACGAGCGCGAGGGCGAGGAGTACGAAGCTGTCGAGAAGAAGTTCCCGCTCGCCCCGGAGCTGCGCCCCTACGGCTCGTGCTACTTCCTCGAAGACACCGCAGAGCAGCTCGGGGACGAGGGCGGCTACTACGAGATGCCCGTGTTCGTCACCCCGTGGGAGCGCACCACCGGCTCGCGGTGGGGCCACGGTCCCGGCATCACGGCGCTGCCCACCGTGAAGTACCTGAACTCGATGATGGAGCTGACGAAGGGAGCCATCGCGCTCGCGGTGGACCCGCCGCTCGGCGTGACCGAGTACGGGCTCATGTCCGACCTGCACCGCGAGCCGGGCGGCGTGACCGTCATCCGCTCGAAGGAGGACGTGTTCCTCCTGAACGGCACCACGCAGGCCCGGCCCGACCTGGGCATGAAGGACATCGAAGACCTGCGCGGCCAGATCCGCCACCTCTTCCACACCGACGAGCTTCAGCTCAAGGATTCGCCCGCCATGACGGCGACCGAAGTCCAGGTGCGCTACGAGCTGATGAACCGCGTGATGGGCTCGACGCTGGCGCGCATCCAATCCTCCTTCCTCTCGAAGATGATCCAGGCTGTCGTCGGCATCCTCTTCCGCGCGGGCCAGCTCCCGAAGATGCCCGCGCAGGTGGCGCGCTCGGGCGGGGCGACCACCATCGAGTACCAGGGGCCGCTCTCCCGTGCGCAGCGCACCGACGAGGTGGCAGCCATCGAGCGTCTCGCCGCCTACGTCGCCGGGCTCGCGAAGCTCTTCCCCGAGGTGGCGGACATCTTCGACCCGAATCAGGCTGTCCGGAACATCGCGAAGCGGCTCGGCGTGCCCGCCGACACGCTCGCCTCCGATGCCGAGCTGGCGAAGAAGAAGAAGGCTCGCGAGGCGGCGCAGCGCGCGATGGTGCAGGCGGAGGTCGCCCGCGCGCAGGGCGAGGCGGCGCAGCAGCAGGCGGACGCAGCTCTCGCAGCACAGGAAGTGAACCAGGGTCAGCCGGTCCCCACGCCTCCCCCGGGGATCGTGACCCCGCCCATCGGCGGAGGGCTCCCGTAAATGTCCACACTCGAAGAGGTCCGAGCACGAGTGCAACAGCGCGACGAGGCGCTCATCGCCGCGCTGCGCACGCCCGAAGGCGTCGCCCTGCTCCGCGTGCTGGAGGCGGAGTTCTACGACTGCTCACTCATGGCCGCTACCCCGGAGCAGACCGCGTACAACCTGGGACGACGTGACGTCGTCGCATTCCTGCGCAACGTGCGCGAGAGGAGCATGAAGTGAGCGACTTCCTGTCCGACGAATCGCTGCTCCCTGGCGAGAAGAACGCAGGTCACGAGAACACGGGATGGGCTCTAAACCTCTCCGCCGCCGAGTGGAACCTGTTGCGGGACGCGATGCTCGTGCTCCGCAGCGTCAGCTACCGGGGCCAATGGGAAGACCTCCAGGGAGCGGTAGCCGTGGCCGGGGGCGTGGCGGCGGTGACGAACGAGGTGTACGGGGACACCGATTTCCCCGACGTCTTCATGCGCCACGACCAGAACGACCTGCTCTACTGGAAACTCCAGACGAGCCACACCTGGGACATCACGACTGCCATCAAGTTCCACCTACACATCATCCCGATGGCGAACCCGGCAGCGGCGCAGGTGATCCGCTTCGACGGCAGCTACGCGTGGTTCCAGCGAGGGAAGCGCACGCCGCTCTTCACCGCGTGGACCCCGTTCGCCGTGTCGCACACCGTGAACCCGGGCGACCTCGAAGTGCCTGCCATCGTGAACCTCTTCTCCGCCACGCCTCCAGAGGACATCGGCCCGTCCGACTTCCTGCGCATCCGCGTGCGCCGTCCAGGCGCGGCGGACGCGGCGGACACCTACACCACGAGCAAAGGCAGCGGGACCGCTGCCGCCAACGTGTGCATCGACTCGGCAGATGCGCACTATCAGCGAAACGCGCCGGGAACCGTTCCGGAATACTAGGAAGGCAGGGACAGATGACCGAAGAAGTGAAGAGCTGGAAAGAGGCGCTCCCCGCAGAGCTGAAGGACAACCCGTCGCTCAAGGACATCAACGACGTCCCGGCGCTCGCGAAGAGCTTCGTCGAGACGAAGTCGATGCTCGGCAGTTCGCTCCGCATCCCCTCGCCCGAGGCGGGGCCCGAGGCGCGCAAGGAGTTCCTCGCGAAGATGCAGGAGAAGGTGCCCGAGCTGGTGCTCGTCCCGAGCGACCCCGACAAGCTGGCGGAGGTCGAGGAGACGCTCTGGTCCCGGCTCGGCAAGCCCAAGGACGCGAAGGAGTACGAGCCGCCCAAGGTGGACGACGTCGAGTTCAAGCCCGAGGAGATGGACGTGCTCCGCACCATCGCCACGAAGCGGGGCTACACGAAGAAGCAGTTCGCCACGCTCGTGAAGGACGTCGCCGCCGAGAAGCTCGCCACGGCGAAGGCGCTCTACGAGCAGCGTGCCGCGCTCAAGAAGGAGTTCGGCTTCGCCTTCGACGACAAGCTCGCCGCCTTCGCCAACGTGGCGGAGAAGACCGGCGCGCCCCCGCAGCTCCTCGCCGCCATCCGGCAGGGCACCATCGACACCACCACCGCGAAGTGGCTCGACGGGCTCGTGAAGAGCCTGGGCGGCGAGGGCGGGGAGATTCGCCAGCAGACCGGAGGCAGCTCGGGCAAGCTCACGCCCGAGGAGGCGAAGATCCAGATCAGCGAGATCATCAAGAACCCGGCTTACCTGCGGCGGGGCGCGAACCCCGAGCTGCACGAGGCGCTGAAGGCGAAGATGGCGAAGCTCATGCCCTTCGCCTATCCGGAAGACGCGGCGAGGTCGGCATGACCATCACGCCGACGATGAAGTGGGGAGCCGCCGTCGCCGTGGCCCTCGTCGTCGGCGTGCTCGCCGGGAGGTTCTCGAAGCCCACCAAGGTCGTCGAGGTGGAGCGCAAGGTGGAGGTGGCGGCGAAGACCGACGTCGCCGCCACCGACCACGACACCTCGAAGACCGTACGCAAGACGAAAACGACGAGGACCGCTCCGGGCAGGCCCGCGCAGGCTCCCCCCGCACCGGGAACACCCTGCCCGGAGTGTCCTCCTGTCACCGAGGTCATCGAGGAGGAGGAGATCATCGACACCACCTCCGACGAGGACGTCACGGTGAGTCAAAATCTCGAGAGTTCTGAAACCGAGAAGACGCGCATCGAGGAGAACGCGAAGGCGTGGTTCGCTCTCGAAGGCACCTACTTCATCCCCACCACCCCGGGCCCGACGCAATGGATGGCGACGGCGCAGTTCCGCCTGCCCTGGCTCCCGCTATGGGTGGGCGCGGGCGCGGGCTACACGAACGCCTGGATCTTCCCGCTGCAAGTCCGGATGGAGTTCTGATGCCCCTCACCGACCGTGACCGAAATCGGCTCGAAGGCGTGGACCCTCGCCTCGTGCGCGTCGTCGCCCGCGCCTCGACCATGATCGACTTCCTCGTCATCGAGGGGATGCGCACCATCGAGAAGCAGCGCACCTACGTGAAGGCAGGCGCGAGCCACACGCTGCTGTCGAAACACCTCGTCGGCAGGGCGGTAGACCTCGCCGTGCTCGTGGACGGGGAGGTGTGCTGGAAATGGCCCGTCTACGAGCGATTGAACTCGGCCATGCAGCGCGCCGCCGACCTCGAAAAAGTGCGCATCACCTGGGGTGGATCGTGGCCCAAGCTGCGCGACGGGGTCCACTTCGAGCTTCAGGATGTTGACGTGGCGTAGGGTCCGCCCGTAGGATTGACACACCGAGCCAGGGATTACCCGAAAGGGCCCCTACCAGCACGGTCCCCGGGGAGAGGGGGCGTTCTCCAAGCACGGCGGGCCCGGTGCTCCGGACTACTCGCGGCGAACTCACCCTTCGCCCGCGTAGCGGGCATCGAAAGGAACCGCCGTCATGGCAGACATCAGTCCCCTGAACATTCGCACGTACGAGCAGACCCTCCGGGCGCTCGCACAGCAGACCGAGGCGCGCCTGCGCCCCTGGTGCATGGAGCGCGGGGTCGGCAGCTCGATGCACCTCTGGGACCGCATCGGGCTCCAGACCGTCGCGCAGAAGACGAACGGGACGCGCACCGCGACCCCGAACACCGCGACCGTGATGACCCGCCGCCAGAGCACCCCGACGACGTGGCACACCGCCGACACGGTGGAGCCCGAGTCGGTCGCGATGGTGCTCACCGACCCGACGTCCTCCATCGCGCAGGCGATGGCGAACGCCATCCGCCGCAAGTACGACTCGCTGATCATCGCCGCCGCCCTCGGCGCGACGCTCGACGAGGCGGGGAACTCGACCGCGTACGACGACACGAACCAGACCCTCGGCGGCGCGACCCAGGCCTTCGACTTCGCGTTCATCACGAGCGTGCAGGAGAAGTTCATGGCGAACGAGATCATGCCCGACGAGGAGAAGGTCATGATCGTCCGCCCGAACGCGGCGAAGAAGATCCTCTCGATGTCCCAGGCGACCAGCTCGGACTACGTGAACGCGAAGGCGCTCGCGGAGAACGGGTTCGTCCAGAAGTGGATGGGCTTCACCTGGATCGTCTCGAACCTGCTCCCGAACGTCACCGGGCTCCAGTACCACTACATCGCCATGACCCGGCGTGCGGTGGGCCTCCAGGTGGTCAAGGACACCTGGGCTCGCGTGGCCGAGGACCCGACGTACTCGTTCGACACCCGCATCTACGCCGCATTCACGGCGGGCGCGGTGCGCGTCGAGGACGCCCACGTCGTCAAGCTGCACGTTCTGGAGTCGTAGTACCGGGGAGGAGCGGCGGACCTGTCCCCCGCCGCTCCTCTTCACCTTGGGACAGAAGGTGAACCATGTCGCACCTCCTCGACGGGCTGACCGAAGTGCAGATGCTCCGCATCATCTCCGATCTCAAGAAGGGCATCTCCTTCGAGGACGCCACCGCGTTCCTCGACAACGAGGTCTACCCGGCTGCCATCGAGCGGAACAAGGAGTTCCTCGTCAACCGCGCGAACGACCAGCTCGAAGCCGAGAAGCCGCCCTCCGCGAAGATCGAGAAGCCCTCGCACAAGAAGTAGGGAGCCACCGTGGCGAGCATCGTGGACGTCTGCAACGTCGCGCTCGGTGCGGTGGGGGCTCCCCTCATCAACAGCATCGACGACGCGAACACCGGAGCGCGGCTGTGCAAGGCGAACTTCGCCCTGATCCGCGACGCGGTGCTCGAAGAGCGCCCGTGGTCGTTCGCCCTGAAGCGCAAGTCATACACGCGCGAGGTCGCTCCGCCCGCGTTCGGCTACTCCTACCAGTACGCTTTCGGCTCGGAGGTGCTCCGCGTCTTCGAGGCGTTCGTCACCGATCCCGGCGACCTCGCCTACACCGTCGAGGACCGCCGCATCCTGTGCGACGAGGCGGACGGCATCAACGCCCGCGTGATCGTGCGGGTCGAAGACCTCTCGCTATGGAGCCCGAGCTTCACCGCCGCCGTCGCCTTCCGTCTCGGGGCGCTGCTCGCCGTGCCGCTCGTGGACAACCGCACGCTCCAGGCGGACCAATGGCAGCTCTACGCGAAGCAGCTCTCGCTCGCGGGAACGCTCGACGGAATGCAGCAGAGGAGCGTCCAGCGCACAGGACCCTCGTCCCTCAAGAACGCGAGGTACTAGGTGCCGAACGTCAACGCGATCCAGGCTGCCTTCACGGGCGGGGAGATTTCCCCCAAGCTCGTCGGTCGCGTCGATGCTGATCTCTACAAGAAGGCGCTCCGCTACTGCTCCGACTTCGAGCCGCTGCCCTACGGCAGCCTGAAGATGCGCGGCGGCACGCGGTTCCAGGTCATCCCGGGGTATCAGCCGGAAGGCGACCAGAACGGGGACCTCACCCCCGACTGCCGCATCATCGAGTTCCCGGTGACGGGGATGCAGTCGAAGTCGCTCGTGCTCGGGAACGGGCTCGTGCGCGTGTACGACGAGACGGGGCAGGTGGTGAACGGCTCCACCGACCTCGTGAAGAACGGCGGCTTCTACGACGGGTGGGCGCATTGGACGACGCGCGCCGCCTTCATCGAGGGGCCCCGGAAGTACCTCGGGACCACCGACGTCAACCTGGACGGGAACGGGCCCGCCGTGTGGCAGACCATCCCGATCACGCCCGGCACCTACGACCTCAAGGTGCGCATCACCTCCGGTGCGCTGATGACGACGCGCCTCCAGCTCGGCACGGCGGACGGGCTCGTCGATCTCCTCGACGTCGCGCACGCGGGAGGGGGCGCTCTCCCAAAGGACATCACCGAGTCGTTCACCGTGCCGCTCGGCTGCACCGAAGTCTTCTTCAAGCTCTACACCTACTCGCTCGCGCTCGACGTCTTCCTCACCCCTGGCGGCGCGTGGGCGAGCGCCGAACTCGGACCCATCTCCATTCCGGTCGGCTCGACGGGCCCGGTCGAGTTCACCTCGCCGTGGGGCGACGACCAGCTCGAAGCGGTTCAGTTCGTCGCGGACGCATCGAAGGACCGCATGTTCTTCGTCCACCCCGAGGTCGAGCCGCAGGAGCTTGCCTTCGCGCAGGACACGGGCGTGTGGACGTTCTCCGAGATCGTGTTCACGCAGCCCACCGACGCGCGATGGGGCACGGGCGACAACGGCTTCCCCGCCGCCATCGAGCTGTACGACGGGCGGCTCTGGGTGGGCGGCATCCCGGGCAAGGTGAACTCGATCATCGCCTCTCGCGCGGGCAGCATCTTCGACTTCACCATCGCGGACACCACGGTTCCGCCCACCATCGTCGCCTCCGACCCCATCGAGCTTGCGCTCTCGACGAAGGGCGCGATCCTGTGGATTCAGGGCTCGCGCTCGCTGCTCATCGGCACCGACCGGGGCGAGGTCAGCATGACCGGCAGCCCGCTCTCCGCGCTCGACTTCCAGGCGCGGCCCGAGTCGGCGTTCGGCTCCGCCCCGGTGCAGGGGCTCGCGGTCGGGGATCAGGCGATCTACGTGTCGCGCGACCGGCGCAAGGTGCGGGCCCTGAACTTCAACCTTCAGGAGAACGGCTTCCAGAGCCGCGACCTCACCTTCGTAGCCGAGCACCTCACCCGGAACGAGATCCGCGAGCTGGCGTGGGCGCAGGACCCGAACGACACGCTCGTCGCGCTGCTGCGCGACGGCACGCTCATCGCCTGCATTTACAACCGCGCCGAGCAGGTGGTGGCGTGGTATCGGATGAACGTCGGCACGGTCTACTCCATCATGGCGGCGAACGGGCCACTCGGCTCCGAGCTGCGGATGCTCGTGCAGCGCGGCGAGGCGATCTGCCTGGAAGTGCTCCCGATGTACGAGGACTTCCTGCCCTACAATTTCGACGGCAGCGTCGCCGCCAACGCGGGCGGCACCACGAGCGCGTACGTCGGGCAGCACCTCGCCGGGCAGACGGTGGGCGTGATCGCCGACGGCGGCACCACGCACCCCGACTGCCTCGTGGACGCGAGCGGCTACATCACGCTCAACGTCGCCGCCGAGTACGTCCACGCCGGGCTCCGCTTCAGCCCGCGTGCCACGCTGCTGCCCTTCGAGGGCGGCGGGGCGAAGGGGACCTCGCAGGGAGCGAAGCGGCGGCGCGTGCGGCTTTACCTCAAGCTCAACGACTCCGCCATTCCGCTCGTGAACGGAGAGCGCCCTTTCCCCGACCGCAGCATCGCCACCCCGCTCGACTCCCCCGAGGCGCGCATGACCGGGGACGTGATGACGAACATGCTCGGCTTCGACGATGGCGGAGCCATCACCATCGAACAGGACGTCGCCATCCGAACGGAGATCCTGGCGGTCTTCGGCTCGGTGGAGGTGAGTGAATCGTGAGCGGCTCGAACGTAGGGATGGGAGCACTTTCCGGGGCGGGCTCGGGCGCGATCCTGGGGTCCGTCATCCCCGGCATCGGGACCGCCATCGGCGCGGCGGCGGGCGCTGTCATCGGCACCGTCGCCTCGCTGTGGGGCGAGCTGGACGGCTCGAACCAGCGCAGGCGCGAGACGGAGGAAGCCGTCCGCAGGATGAAGCTGCGCCAGGAGCAATACTTCGGGAACGCGGTCGCGCGCTCCGCCGCTTCCGGGGTCGAGTTCGACAGCTCCACCATCCAGACCTATCTCACCGGCATGGCGGACGAGTTCCGCCGCGAATCCGAGTGGGCGATGAAGAACGGGATGCGCATCGCGGACGCGGAATCGACGACCGCGTGGCTCGGTGCCGGTGCCGGGCTCGCGAAGGCGGGGGCTGACTTCGCGCAGAGCCAGAACTGGTTCCAGAGCCCGAGCCTCGACGGGCTCTCGGGCGGCACCACGCCCGCCTTCGGGGAGTTCAACCTCAAGCCTCCCGACCTCTCGCAGTTCAAGCTGACGGGGTGGCCCTAGATGGAACTCCCACAGATGATCTACGGCCCGGTCGAATCCTCTGCGGGGGCAGGTCCCCTCGTGGGCCGGGCCGCGAAGCAGCTCGGGGACACCGTGTCGGGCGGGCTCTACTCGCTCTCGAACGAGCTGGTGAAGGCGCAGTCGGAAGACGCGGCGCTCCAGCTCACGACGCGCCTGAACAACCTGAAGCAGCAGCTCGCCGCTCGCGAGTACGTCACCGCCGACGAGGCGCGCAGCGCGCTCGGGGACGCAGCTCCTCCCGGCGTGAAGCTCACCGAGCAGCACATCGACCCCGACACCGGCACGCTGGCGGAACGGGACCGGGACATGATCCCGACCTACGAGCTGGCGGAGCCCATCTTCCGCGAGCAGTCGCGGCGCATCATCGCGGAGTCGTCGCAGGCAATCGGCAGCTCGGGGTGGCGTGCGCAGTTCCAAGATCAAGCGCAGCTCTTCGCGGAGAAGGAGCGCGAGCGCGTGGCGCTCACCTCCATCGCGATGATGCGGCACGACCTCAAGCTCCGCGCCGCGAACACCCTCGACGGCTACGTGACGGCGGGCGCGTTCAAGGAGGCATACGGCTTCCTCTCCCGCACCGATGCCCTGGAGCCGGGCGAGAAGGAGAAGGCGCTCTACGCGGTCGAGAAGCAGGAGGAGCTGTACCCGTTCCGCATCGCCATCCTCGACGGCATCTCGACGCCCGAGGAGAAGGCGCGGACGCTCGAACTCGTCGGCATCCTGAAGGGCGACGGGCTCGAGAAAATTCCACCGCAAGAGAAGGCTGTGCTCGCCGCCACGCTGCGTGCGCAGGTGGAGCACTACGACCGCGCCACCACCGTCGATCAGTTCAAGGCGGCGGACGACGCGGCGCAGAATGCCATCGTCGGGTTCATGATCAGGAACCCGAAGGCTCCCATCCCGTTCAAGACCCTGGAGCCCTTCATCGGCAAGGTGTCGCCCTCGAAGCTGGAGCACCTGCTCGGGCTCGTGAAGAGCACGCAGCAGGCGGCGGGCGCGGTCGAGACGGACCCTGCGGTATACCAGCACATCTCGAACTCCATCACCTCCGACATGGAGGGCTTCAAGAACGACCAGATCCTCGTCGGCGGGCAGCGTCTCCCGCTGCTCTCCTTCTCCGGTCGGCTCTCGAAGGAGCACCTCATCCACTTCATCAACCTCCAGCGCACCGTGAAGGAGAACGGCGCGGCGGCGGCGCGCGGGTTCATCGACGATAAGCAGCTCGTGGACGGCGTGCTCGTCGGGAACTTCAAGTACGACCTCAAGACCACCGACGAGAACAAGCTCGGAGAGATCGGCTTCCTGCGCATCCAGGCGGACCTCGCGCTCACCCGCGCGCAGGCGGGCTCGACGACTCCGCTCAAGGCGGAGGACCGTCTCAACATCGTTCGCAGCACCATCGCGAGCCACGTCCAGACGAAGGGCAAGACCTGGGGCATCATCCCCTTCACGGGCGGCGGGCCCGAGGTGAAGGCTGTCGGGGTGGACCCCGCGTGGTTCGCCGTGTGGAGCGGACAGCGCAAGCGGCTTGGGCTCGACGTCACGCCCGCGCACGCGAAGGAAGTCTTCGAGCACTACTCGCAGTTCGAGGCGGGGTTCTCCTCCGCCTGGATGGCGCAGACCGGCAAGCCGTTCCTGCCCGTCGAGACGTCCATCGCGATCTACGAGAACATGACCCGCTCTCCGAAGCCGGGGGTCATCCCCTCGCCGGTCACGGTGGAGATCGAAGCCGCGCTGGAGAAGGTGAACCCGGAAACCGGCAGACCCTACAAGGACGCCTCGCCCGAGGTCGTCGCCCGTATGCGAGCTGCACTCGCGGTGGTAGCGTACCTGAAGGCGACGAAGAAGGCGGGGAGGTAGCGTGGCGGAGGGGCTCTTCAACGATGTGGATCTGAACGCGCTCGTCCCCTCGCCCGAGAAGCAGGCGGAGGCGGAGCAGCTCCGCGCCGCGCAGCAGTACGCGACCGAGCGCGAGCCGAAGAAGGCGCGCGAGGACTACGTCGCCGCGCAGAAGCTCGGGGTGCCCGTCGCCGCCGTCGAGTTCAGCCCCATCCCGCCCGAGCCGCCGCTCTCCTGGGACGACCTCCAGCGCACCTCGCCCGTGCTCGCGAAGTCGCTCGCGAACCCCGAGGTCGCCGCCGCCCTCTACCCCGACATCGAGAAGATGAAGAAGCAGGAATCCATCTTCCAGGGGTGGGACGACATCGCGTGGAACACCATCCAAGGGCTGAAGCAGGGGTGGGGCGCACAGGAGCTTGGGCACCTGTGGGGCAAGAAGCTGCTCGGGACGGCCACCCCCGAAGACCTCGCCCGCATCAAGGTGCTGGAGGTCGAGCAGGCGGACAACCCGGCGACGAAGTCCGCCTACGCCCCGGGCGTCCTGCCCATGATCGGGCAGACCGTGGCCCTGATGGGGCGTTCGGTCGCCTCCCACGGGGAGGAAATCACCCAGGCGTCGGTCATCGGTGGGGCGATTACTGCCTCCCAGGCTGCCGCAGCGGGCGCTGTAGCCACGATCCCGGCTGGAGGGGCCGGTGCCCTGCCCGCAGCCGGTGCGGGCTTCCTGAAGGGCTTCCTGGCGACGGGAGTGGCAGCCTCCGTGCTGGCTATGGCGGGGGAGAACGCGCTCGTCGAGGCGGGGCTCGCCCGTGCCGAGTACGACAAGATCCCGGGCGTTGACCCAAAGGTGGCAGATGCCGCCGCCATCGTGGTCGGGCTCGCGAACGGCTCGCTCGAAGCCCTCTCCCTGTCCGTCGTCCTGCGCCCCTTCGCCGCCGTGGGGGCGCTGCTCGGCAAGAAGGGGGCCCGGGACATCATGCGCCGGGTCATCTCCTCGAACACCCGCCGCGCCGCCTTCCTGCGGTTCATGGGTCGCGTCTCCGAGGGTGTGCTCACCGAGGGCACGACCGAGTGGATGCAGGAGATGAACACCATCTTCGGCGGGCTCATGTCCGAGCCCGGCGCGCAGCTCGGCGGAGCGGTCGAGCGGCTCTTCTCCGAGGGCGGCAAGGACATCGAGGGGCAGGACATCAGCGAGCGCGGAGGCGAAGCCTTCAAGGGCGGCACGCAGGCGGGCTTCCTGGGCCTGCCGAGCGCCGCCATGATGGCGCACCTCGACACCTTCGAGGCGAAGCGCGCCGTCGCCCGGCGCGAGTGGTGGGGCGCGCTCGCGGAAGGCAGCGCGGATCTCGAAACCCGCACCGACCTCGCGCCCGAGCAGAAGGAGTTCGCGCAGCGGCTCTTCCAGAAGTACGGCAAGGTCGAGTCGGTGTCGGCCCCATCCGACAAGCTTCAGGATCTCTTCGAGGCGAACGGGCTCTCGACGAAGGACGTCGAGACGGCGATGCCGGTCGTCGCCCGCCAGCTCGCCGCAGGCGTGACCGAGGTCGAGATCCCGGCTGGCGACTTCGCCGTCACCATCGCCCCGCTGAAGGGCTTCGACGCGCTCACCCTCGACCTGCGCATCGGGGACGGGTTCACCATCCGCGAGTCGGAGCAGATGACAAAGGACGCCCCCGCCATCGCGAAGGAGATGGAGGACCGGGTCGCGAAGGGTGAGGAGCTGTCGCCCGAGGAGCGGGTGTTCGAGGACGTCTACAAGAAGCGCGTCGCGACCGGCGTGCCCGAGTCGCAGGCGGCGAAGGACGCGATGCTGTGGAAGGTCTTCACGGCGACCCGCGCGAAGAAGGGCGCTGCCGCCGACGCCTGGGAATACTACGGGAAGCAGAAGCTCGAAATCACCACCGAAGACCTCGACACCGAGCGCAAGCGAATCACCGAGGAGCTGAAGAAGACGCCCGACGACCTGAACCTCCAGGCGCAGCTCGCCCGCGTGTCGGTCACGAGCGACCTCGTGGCGCTCGAACAGGCGGACCCGGCAGGCGTGCAGACCGAGGCGTTCGAGGACGGCGCAGTCTCGTTCACGCATCCCGAATCGCCGCTCTTCCTCGCCGCCACCGTGGACAACGGCTACCTCACGGTGGACGTGCTCCAGGCGAACATCGAGACCCCGAGCCTTGCAGGTGGCAAGGGGTACAGCTCCGCCCTCTACCTCGCCGCGCTCCGCTACGCGCAGTCGAACGGGCTCGGCTTCCGCTCCGACACGGTGCGCTCCGAAGCCACCGAGACGATGTATTCGCGCCTGCACCAGCACGGGGTGACGTTCGACGCCCCCTGGTCCGACACGCGGGGCATCGGCGGGCAGTACGAGATCCCGGCGAAGCGCCTCAAGCGGACCAACCTCGCTCGCGTGTGGAACTCCATCCGCGCCGATGCCGAGGCGCGGGGCGTGCTCCAGCAGCTCAACCAGCAGGACGGGCTCGGCGGGCCGGGCCAGCCCGCCCTGCCCGGCACGACGAAGCCCGAGGTGAAGTTCTACTCGCAGGTGGCGAAGGCTGTTGCCGCCGCGAAGCAGGAGAAGGGCGACTCGAAGAGCTGGCTCTCGGTCATCAAGGGCACGCCCGGGGTGAAGAAGGACGAGATGGAGCTGCTCGGCATCCGCGCCTACTTCGAGCGGCTGGACAAATACAAGGGGAAGAGCTGGAGCGAGATCCCTGCGGCAGATGCGGTCGAGCTGTTCGAGGGCGACCCCGACGACACGCAGGCGTGGCTCGCCGCGAAGAAGAATGACAAGGGGAAGTGGAACGGCATCTACTCCCGCAAGATCATCGCGGACTACATCGCGAGCCACCTCCATTGGGCGCAGGCGGAAGAGGTCGTGCGCGGCGCGAAGGATGCGCTGCCCGGCCCGAAGATGGACCCGGTGACGGGCAAGCCGACGCAGGACGAAGACCTCAACGAAGACGAAGAGAAGGAGATTCAGGAAGCCTTCGAGGACGTGGGCGTCTACTACCGTGTGCGGAGCGACGGCACGTGGATTCTCTCGTACAGCACGCGGGTCGAGACCGAGACCGACGACATCGACGAGATCGAAAACTACGTCAGCGACCGTGAAGGCTCGCGTGTGGCGCGCAAGATCCGCGATGCCTACGACTCGCTGCGTGGGCTCTACAACGACCCCGACAGCTACATCGATCAGACCGATTGGGAGTCGGAGAACCCCGAGCCCGACAAGGACGACTTCAACGACGAGGATGGAAACTTCGACGAGGAAGCCTACGACGAGGCGAAGGAGAAGTGGGAGAAGGAGAAGGAGGACGACGCGAAGGGCCAGATCGAATCGATGCGCGACCTCTATGTGCAGGAGTTTGAGGATGCTGCGGATTCGACGGGCGTGAGCCTTCGCCTCGACTCGGACGGCGAGCCCATCGTGTCGGGCTACTACGACGAGGAAACTGAGATCGACGACAACGACGAGATCGTCGAGGCGATTCGGAACGAGCACGGGAGTAACAGCGCACGGCAGGTCGAGGAAGCCATCGCGCTTCTCGACTCGCGTGGCCTGCTCGGCGGGAGCACCTCCGCCGCCAGCCCGGTGTCGGGCTTCAAGACCCTGAAGTGGGCTGACCGCTACACGCTGAAGCAGCACGGGCTGACCGACCGCTCCATCGTGAAGGGCAACCGCGAGATCGTATTCGTCCACGGGCGCGAGAAGAACGAGCCCCACGCTTTCCTGTACGACACGCATTGGCCCGAGAAGGGGCTCATCGGCCACCTGCGGATGTCACTCCACGTCATCAACGGGGAGAAGATTCTCGTGATGGAGGAGGCGCAGGCTGACCGCTTCTCCGAGCACGGGGTACTCGGCATCATCAACAAGAACAAGGAGAAGGTGAAGGGTCTCCTGGGCGAGATCAAGACCTTCGAGGAGGACATCAAGTCGGAGGACATCACCACCGACACCGGGCGGCGCAACGTCGAAAATCTCAAGACCGCCATCAAGGAGCGCGAGGCGACCATCGCCCGGCTGAAGAAGCGCAAGGGCTTCTACTCCCCGGAGATGGCGCGCAAGAACGTCGAGATCGTCGGCGCGTTCCCTGAAGACCCGACTCCATACGAAGTGCGCCTGGAGCCCGCGCCCTCGCTCATCATGAAGTGGGCAGGGGATTTCGATCAGGCGAACATCGGCGCGACGATGGGCGACGAGAAGGACCGGGCGAGGAACTCTTACGTTCAGCGGATGAAGGAGGCGTGGCAGGATCAGAACGTCGTGACGAAGCGGCGCGAGGTCGAGGTCCGCGACCCCGTGTACGAGAAGAAGATGATCGTCACGCCCGACCAGCTCCTCCCCACGGGCGTCGATTGGACGCAGGAGAACGTGCTCGCCTTCGCCGCCGACGCTCTCTACAAGAAGGTGGTCGAAGACGGCGCAGCCATCGCGGACGGGGCCCCGCTCCAGAACACCTTCGACTCCTTCGCGATGAAGCGGTTCCTGAAGTATGCCATCGAGGCGGGCATCCGCACGGTGACGTGGACGACGGCGGAGCGGCAGATCGAGAACTGGTACTCCGCCGTGACCGAGCAGGTGGAGAAGGTCTTCTGCACCTTCGAGCCCGGCACCGACAACGGGAAGCTCTGGGGCGTGGACAAGAGCGGCGACCCCTCCACGCGCACCCACGAGTTCAAGGGCGAGCACGATGCCGGGCAGTTCGCGGGCCCCGCCGTGGCCCGCAGGATGTTCGAGCTGCGCGACAAGGCGGAGGACAAGACCCAGACGTTCGAGCTGACCGGCGACAACCTGCGGCTCGGCGGCGAAGCCTTCCGGCGCATCTACGACCGCGAGCTGCCGATGACGGCGGAAGCCATCTCGGGCACGAAGCCGTACCTGTGGCCGCACCCGTTCCTCGAAGCTCGCAAGAACCCGGAGCCGATTCCGGTCCCCGCCACCGTGACCCGCGAGCGCACGCCGGTCGAGCTTCAGCACGGGGCTCGCCCCGGGCAGGATATGTACGACTTCCATCGTCAGCAGATGATGGAAGAGCTGCGCCAGCAGGGCGACGACCTCCGCGCACAGCAGGAACTCTACGACCTGTGGGAGCGGTTCCGCCAGGAACCGGGCATCGTCGAGCCTCCGTATAACTACAAGGCTGCGCTCGAAGCCCGCATCGAGGAGCTGCGGCAGGAGCAGGCGAGCGCGCAAGCGGGGCTGAACGCGAACGAGCAGTACGACCTGTTCGGAACTCGGGGCATCGAGCTGGCCCCCGGCGTGCGTGGCATCCGCGAAGCGGAAGACCGCGCCGCCACCGAGGCGTTCTTCGGGGAGAAGCTGCACCGTATCCGCAACGAGCTGGCGCTGTACGAGGACGCGCTGCGCAAGTGGACGCGGGAGCCGGTGGAGCCGGATCAGGCGACGGCTGCGCTCCTGCGCACCGCGCACAACCGCTTGCAGCGTGGCGCGTCCCTCGACGGAGCTGTGACGCACGCGGCGAACATGGACCGGGACGCCACCATCACGCGGGGCGACGTCGAGCGCGCAGGCGAGAAGCTCGGCATCACGTGGCTGAAGGACATCTACATCGACAAGGCGGACCCGACCCCCGTGCCCGCCACCGAGACCGCGCCCGCGTGGCTGCCGGTCGAGGACACGAAGCACCTGTGGCGGCTCGACCTCACCGACGAGTTCATCCAGAAGGCGACGACCGAAGGCTTCGCCTACTATC